GTGCAAGAAGATGATTCGTTGCTAATCCAAATTGGTCTGTATTCTTGACCAATCTTAATAGCTATTATATAGTCACCTTTCTTAATTTTGGAATGAGGATCTCTATTAGTAATAACGTGTTCTATTCCACCTAATCTATTTTTCACAATGCCCTGAGTGGGAGACTCTATACTGGATGCTGGATCTATATTTTCTAATGACACTCCTTCGATAAAGATATTATTTAATCTATCTAAAGCTGGTCCTATGCTATTTATTTCAGAAGCGCTTTCCATAAAGCTACCATCTCTAAATGCTACAGCTCCTTTAACTCTTATGTCACCTTTAACTTCTACGAAAGGTCTTGACGGGTTAAAAGTTTTATAACTAAATAAAGTTTCAAAGGGGTTTGAATTGTGATTCCAAACCATCAAGTCACTATTCTCGTTACCAGCGAATGAAACAGAAAAATCTTCGTCTGGATAATCAGATCCTGAGAAATCTTGTATTTCTATCTTCTCGCCAGTTAGCTGCAATATGCGAGCTAAAGACTGTACGTTTAATGAGCCGTTTACAATATCTACTCGTTTGTCACTAATTCTTGGTCCCAATTTACCAGTAATCAAAGGCGAGCCATGAGAAGATCCTATTAATAAATTATGATTGCTACCTAAACCTCGTCCCATTCCATTTGGGCCAATAACTATATTGTTTGAAACATCGCCACTGGCATTTATCATAACATCACAACCAATGCCAACATTTTGAGAGCCAGTAGTTATTGTACTACCAGCGTTGTATCCATAAAAAGTATTACAGTCTCCATCAGTAATATCATTTAATGCAGAGTCTCCATACGCAGTATTGTTTGAAGCATTTGGTGTATCACCTCTAGCGTCTGGACAATTTAAACCGCCAAACGTATTACCATTTTCAGAGTAGATCAAACCATCAGCACTATCTGATGCGTTACGAACTAAATTGAAATTATTTCCCTCATCATCCATAAAGTTTAAAGTTTGGCTTTGTCCAGCAAGATCTTTATTGGATACATAAATTTTTCCGTATAGAGCTTGATTAGATGGAGTAGAACCTCTTTCGTATAAAGCAATACTTGCGTTTGTGTAAGTCTCATTACCAATTGTTACTAAATCACCAGTTCCAGAAGTTGCATATATCCCAAGATAATCACCGTTGTCAGAATGTAATACTTCATGTTTGTTAAAATTGTCAAAAATATTTAGACCAAATATTCCACTATTGTTTTGATAAAATATTTCAACGCCACTATTGGCGCAGTTCTGCGGAGCGAATAACTGTAGGGCAGCAAAAGAGCTAGCATCATTTTCAGCTGTTACTCTGGCAATTGCATCATTTGAACTTCTTACGTTAAAAATAGTTTCTGCAACTAAGTCTTGTCCATTTGCAGTGAAATTATTTATACCAACACATCCCTCACCTTGGTTCATTAATACAATGTGATTGTTGGATTTTGAACTATTACTATACGAACTAGTAACTAATCTAGAGTTTAATTCTTGATCAAAATATTTAGTTTCAAAACCTGTAAGTTTTTGCTTTCCATCTTCTAGCTCAACAGGGTGCGCAGATGATAGATATCTTTGAGAAATATCAACTCCAGACTCTACTGAAACGTGAGAAATTATAAATTCATCTAATTGAGTTCCACCAGAAGGAGCGTAAAAACTTATTTGACCATCACCAGCAATATTATGGTTATTATCATAAAGATCTTTCTGAGCAAAGAAAACTTGCTCACCAGACATGAATATACCGTAACAATTCAAAGAATCTGTAGATATGACAGATGGTGTCTTTAGGTATGAATTTACACCAGAAATCTCTAGTCCAATGTTGGAATACCAACGCTGTGTAGAACCACAAACATCATCAGTTGATTTAAAGACAAACTTATATTGATCTGACGTAGACTGTAAAACCAATCCTCCTCCATCAATTTCATCATCATCTAGTATAGCAACGGGATCAGGTGAACTAGGGCATGGATAGTATTCGTAAAGAGACGAAGGACCGCCACCGTCTATTGCCCACTCTCCGCTAGAAGCTAAATATAATGTTTTGTTAGAGAAGAAAGATTTTTGTAAAGCAGTAACATAATCAGTAAGTAACTCTTCAAAATAGGCTTTATTAAATCTGTTGTCTATGCTTCCAAGATTATGAGTCGCATGTTGATCTGGTAATAGATGACCACCAAACTTTATCTCATTTGAGTTTAAATATATACCACTAGAATTAAGAATTATATTGTCATTAGATGTCAATGTCAGATCGTTTGTTCCTAAGACAACCTTAGTGTCACCATTTAAAACAGTGCCTATGTAACCACTGCTCCACACATAAGAAGAAACACCTAAAGTAAATGAATTAGTCGTAGAAGGCGATACGTTCCCTCCGACCTGCAAAGTAGAATTGCTGTGTAGAGAATTTGTATTTAAACCCAATATATTGCTACTTAAATCACCGTACATTAAAGGTGTAAGATTAGCACCATTTGGATTATCGCATATATAAGATTCATCAATTGGATGTGAAGCAAGATAGAATTTATAATCATCATCGGGGCCAATGTAATATCCAGCAGCATTACCTATGGCAATATTAAAATTACCTCTTTTATTATTATTAAGAGTGTGAGTACCAAGAGCAACGTTTGAATAACCAGTTGTGTTTCCGGCTAAAGCATTATATCCTAGAGCTACGTTGGCATCTCCATGAATATTACAACTTAGTGCGTAAGAACCAACAGCTGTATTTCTTCTAGTTTGATAACTAGATTTTAAAGCAGCATAACCAACTGCAATATTATCTGTAGAAGTATAGCCGTCTAGATTAAGACTATCTAAGCTTAATAAGCCAACTCTAACAGACCTAATGTCTGGAGTCCCAAGGTTTAAAGATTCTATATTACTATCTTTAGTTAGAAGATGTATAGAATCAATAATATCTACCAAATTATGCCTAATATCTCTAGGCGAGATTTGTCCGGTAGAATTATCAGACAGCTCTGATAATATATTATTTAGGAGCGTGGATTTAGATATTATCATTGTTCACTACTTTAGGCATATTTCGAGAGAACCGATTTCAAATTTTATATTGTCTCCTGTGTAAACGTACCTTGGGTTAGTAAGCTCTGCGTACATAAGCATATTACCAGATCCATATGCAGAATCATCAACAATTGCAACACCAGAAACCCATCCCCAATCAGTATGAGCTGATGAGAATATTATCTGTTCTTTGTTTTGTATAAATCCATTTCCTTCGTACAAAGGGTAGCTTGGATTTGTTTCTTGAGCTTTTTTCTCTTGAGAGCGAGGAGTATAAAAAGTCACTCCGGGGAACTCATCAAATGTATGCGTATTAACAGTTGTATCAGATGTAGTTGCAGCAGCTGCATTAGCAGCAGTTTGACTAACGTATAATGGATAATAATAACCACTCGTTGCAGCTACGCTAGTAGGGTAATATACAGCATATGCAGTATTTGATACGCCAACATCTTTCCAAAAATCAGCACCTCTACCAACTTGTTGTCTTGTATAATTAGTACTATTTCCCCCTATTCCACTTGGCAGTTCTGGCAAAGTTTCTCCACTGTCAGAATCCAAAGGGACACCGCTAGTCAAAGCTATTGCGATATCAGTTGGCTGGGGATAAGCCTCATCTCTGAAGATATGATTAAGAAGTTTATTTTCTAGATAGTCCGATAATGCGGCCATTTTAGTCTCCCTTGAAAGAAATCCTGATCAAAAGCTATAAGTATATACACAAAAAGCCACCTCCTACGAGAGAAGGTGGCTCAATGTGAGTGACTAGAAAAACAGACTAGAATGAGCCAAGAAGGATTCTTCTATTGTCTAGAACACCAAAGCCAAGCTCTGCAAAGCCGTAATATCCAGCTCTTTGCTGTCTGTGGAGCGTTGGGTCTTCAAAGACCTGAAGCTGCTCCTTAACAGGCATAACGAAGCTGTCATTGCTTGACTGATCAAGACCAACAACGAGTTCAAGGTCACTGCCAGCCTGCTCAACTTGACCACCAAGCTCACTGGTGAAGAACGTTTGATATTCTTGACCTTCACCAAGCTCGTCAAGATCATGAAGATTAACACCAAAGATACGAGTAATTGGTGCGCCACCTTCTGGAGCGGAATAGATCTCACGACGAGTAACTTCGTCAACTTGATCAAGACCCCAGTTGCGAACATCTTCAAGAGCTTCTGGTGAAACGTAGATATCAGTTAGGCGACCGCGACCAACTGAAGCGCTATTACCACCAGAGTTACGACGCATAACAGTCTGCATAAGAGAAACAAGTCTCTTGCTGAACAAACCAGCGGTTGCGTCACCGTCGAAGACGAGGATGTTACGGTCAACACCAGCTGCGAGAAGCGTGTGCCATCCGTCATCATTCATCTTCTTAACAAAACCAGCTTCCATGACTTGCATGGCTCTGGCTACTACGTCCCAGCGAGCTTCACGAGCATAGCGGAGGAGGTAGTCAACAGAAGAAGCGACACTGTACGTAGGAATCATGACGTAATCGCTTTCGACTGCACGTTCTGGCACTCTACCATGACCGGGATTCGTGTAAGCTACATGCTCACCTTCAAGGCCGGGACTGATGAGGTCCAGAGGAAATTCAGTGGTTGAACCAGCTTCTACATTAATGGTTTCAAAAATGTCACCAAGAATGTTTCCAACAAGTACACCCTTACGGAGTGGAAGCTCAAGAGCTTTAGCGAATTCTCGCTGTGCAGCTTGTGCTACATTTACATCACCATCACCTGATTTACGCAGGAGACTGATGAATTCATCACTAGGTCTTTCATTTGTAGGCATATTAATATTCTCCTTATTAATTGTTTTGATCAGGGAAGGTTAACTTCGACTTTGGCGTAACCATCAGCATCTTTTGCCGAAAGGAAACGACCAACTAGATTATTGGCATTAGAAGCTGTGATAGCAATCTTGCCAGCTTCAGACTCTGACAAGTATGCAGGGCTACCAACAGCTGGGGTAACACCACTTTCGATATCGTTAGTAACGACATAACCTTTACGAAGGACAGTAACCTTACCACCCTTTTGAACTTCATCTTTGTACTGATTGAGATGAGTACGAGTAAGATCCTTGTCTACTACGTCGTTAAGAAGGATGCCAGCAGGAACACTGCCAGAATCACCAACTTCTGCCTTAACGAGTGCAACACCCTGATCCATAGCAGCGCCGCTGCCAGTACCATCATTCATCACCACGACTTGACCACGAGTTAGCTCTGAGTTGCAGAAAAAACTAATGTCAGTCTGGAGTTCGTATCTATCTGATTTTAGAGCCATAATTAATATCTCCTTTAATTATTTGCTAAGTACGTTGTTTTCGAGCCATTCAGCGACACTCGCGCGGGTGGCTTCTAGTTCTTCATTTTCGTCGGAAGCATCAACGAGAGTAGCTTCAGTTGTTTCCACTTCTTCAAGAGCTTCTTCAGCGGCTACTTCAGCTTCAGCTTCTTCAACTTCAGCTTCTGTTTCTTCTGCTTCTGCTTCTTGCGCCGTTGGCTTTTTAGGATAAGCTTCTGCGTCTTTATCTTCTTCCTTCTTTACTGTACCCTTCTTTTTCTTCATATCCTCAACATTTTTTACAGCTGCGAGGATAGCTTCAAAAGCGGCGTCGTCGAACTCTTCGTAAGAAGCAACGGCATCATCAGCTTCTTCAGCGTCATAGCCAATTTCGATAAGAGAAGCTTTTCGCTTCATATCTGCTTCTTTCTTCTTCATCTTGCGAAGCTCGTCCATCTTGTCCTTCATTTCTTCTTCGTTTTTGGCGAGAGTTTCTTGAAGTTCAGTAATAGAAGTTTCTTTGTCAGCAACGCTGGCTTCAAGAGCCTTAATTGCTTCTTCTTTCTCCGCAACAGTCGCTTCAAGCTTTGCGACAGCCTCGCCTTGCTCTTTCGCAGATGCAACTTCGATCTGCTCACGAAGTGCGGTATTCTCTTCTTTAGCAGAAGCTAGTTCAGTTTGAACATCTGCAAGCTGCTTCTCTAAGAGGTTAATATCACTCATGTTATTATCTCCATTAAAGGGGAAAGTAATTAAAGTTTCTTGATTATTTAGAGAGAACGCTCTGCTAGCATCGAGAATAACACTTCTTGGATTGGCTGGTTTAGAAACTAAACCCTTGCCAGAAAAAGAAATGTCTCTTAAAGATCTTCCGATTTTATAGCCTTCGTATTCTCCAGTACCACCATAGGCACGTAAATGTTTAGTTAAAAATGCAGAACCCTCGTTTCTCTCAAGGCGTTTTGCATTACCACCTTCATCTAGTAAAGCATAGTCAAAACCAGCAAATAAACATTCCATAGAAACAAACCATTTGCCTTCTTCAATTTCAGCAAATATCTGTTTCATCCTTTCTCTGTTCTCTGGTTCTGTCCAACTATTATACAACACAGCCTCAGTGATAATGTCAAAATCATCTGGCTGAGTATCGCCAACTTTACTGCCCTGCCCGTCAACGACGTAGCTGCCAGTAATATGCCCAATAATATTGTTCTCATTGTGCATTAAGTTGAATTGTTTGTCTACTGGTGTATCTCTAGCAGCCCAAGTAGCGTCTGCATTAAAAACGTCATCGTTCTTATTCCAGCCAGTAGAAACTAGTACAGACTTTATATAATATAAGTCTATTTGATCGGGGTTAGAACTAGAAGCTTTTATCTTATTTTCTAGCTCTTCTTGCTGAGACGGATCAGAAATAAGTGCAGGGGAACAGAATGCAATACTAGCATTAGATTGCACTAAATCTGCAACGCCGTCAGCGATTTCTTGTTTATATAGCTTCATTTTTTGCCTCTAATAGACTTATACACAAAAAGGTTTTAAAAGCTTAAGAATTGATATTTTGTTCAACAAATAAAGCTAAAATATGTTTTCTGTAAATATCTATATTTGTATTATCCAGACTGATATTTGATTCAGAAAGTTTATCAGCAAAGACTTTAGATATACTGTGTTTAGCTTTTAGTTTGTCTAATACAATCTTATCATCGAGATCTTCATAGGGAGATAGATTGCTGAATATCTGTAATTTAAGATGCTCTAAATCTTTTATTTCAGCCTTAGTGAGCTGTCGTAAATTCTTCTTATTATTTGAACTTAAGTAGGCTGAATTGATAATTCCAGATATATTATCCCAAGATTTTTCTGCCCATATTAGCATATCCGCAACGCCGGGATTTGAACGTGGAGTATCTACTCTCTTTTTCCTTGGCCCATCATCCTTTTTGAACAAAGGTCTACCATCTGCATCTTTAATGTTAGGAACATCAGTAGTTTCTTTTTCAGGCGCAGGAGGAGAATCTTTTTCTCTTTCAAGGTCAGAAGGAGGTGGCGGTGGATGAAATGGTCCAGCTTTATCTGGGCCTGTAGTTTCACGCTTTGCTAACTCTCTCTTGATTCTGATATTTTCAATCTGAGGTATTTCCTTAAATCGTTCAAGTAATGTTTCATGACTAATGATATCTCTATCAGCCAATTGTATAAGTAGATTTTTAGTGGCAGCTTCATCAGATAAGGTCATTTGATCAAACTGTATATGAGCTTTGTATCTGAAGCCCATAGACTTTCTGACTATTTCTAATTCTTTGGACCAAAAACGAATTAATTGATCCCTGCCATACTGTAATCTCTCTAGGAGGGTTTTAAGAGATATAAAGTTATTGGTAAAGCCTCCACCATTTGTAGCCATACCAGTGAGAGTTGGAGGAACGCCCAATCCAGCATATATACTGTTAAGGACAGAATTGTACTTTTCAGAACCTAAGAACTTGTATACATCACTACTAGACTCTTGGAAAGAAAGCTCTGGACCCCAAACAAGTTCCATAGTGCCACCACCAACATTACTAG